AGGAGTTTTCCTGAAATCCGTTGACCCGCATTATACTTCTCAACGTTGTAGTGTTTGTGGTTATATTGCTAAACATAATCGAAAAAATCAATCAACTTTTCTTTGTCGGTCTTGCGGTTTCTCACTTAACGCTGACCATAACGGAGCAATTAACATTGCTCAACTGGCAACAGTCAATTTGCCAATCGTAGCCCCGCAAGGGAGTTACAAGCCCTCGGCTTTAGCCGTGGGTAGTTGACTTCAGAATTAACACTTTTGCGTTTAAGTAAGATCAAGGACGGCGTTGTGTTGTTAGTGTTCATCTTGGTATTTCTGATGCTAGCAATCTTTCTTGTTTCTTTAACGCCAATAAGTCGAGGCTAAAGCCACACCAACAATATCGATGATGTGGCAAACAGACAAAAAATTAAAACTGTGTCAAACCCTTGGTTAATTTTGAATCTTTGCCGGTTTTCTTCTCAATGTACTTACCTGATTCGTGTATGTACTTATCCACACTGCGTAAAACGGTAGTAATGGCACCAGAAACGATTAACCTTGTCCCTGTATCCATGTTTGCACCAAATTGGTTTAAGACGGCATCTATGCCGCCAGCGAGCAAATAAGAAACCACACCAAGTACTACTATTCGCGCACCTTCTTTGAACGATTCTTTTAATTTATTAGACATTGTTTGTCACACCCCCCTTCACTTCTGTTGTTGTTCTCGTCGTGATGACTTTTTCGTCTGTGACTATGTGTTTTTCCATTATTAAAGCTAACAAGTTGATACTTTTTAATATGGCATCTGTTTTTTCAGCGGCAATTACCATGCGTTCTCGAAAGATTTTTGATTCAGCGTCTTGACCTTGCAGTACTACACGTAATGTATTGTTTTCACCTGTAAGTCTTTGAACGTCACCCTTGAGTGTATCAAGAGTCGTTATAAGTTCAGTAATTTTACTATCTTGCTCTGTGATTTTTTTACTTTGAACTTCGGATTGTTCTTTATAAAGTTTTCGTACCCGTTCCTCCAAATTGTTTTCTTCCCCCTGTACTTCTCTAGTCTTCCCCTTGACAGTATTTATTATCATTAAGATCCCCCCCGTTACACTTGCTAATATTATAATTCCTGTGCTTGCAAATCCTAGCCATTCCATAACTACCCCCTATGGACAAACGATAAAATCCAATCGACAATCTTTTGAATTGCTCCCTTCACTTCTATTGTTTCACCTTCGCACTTGGCAAGATTGATTTTAGCCTGTCCTTCGGCTTTTTTTGCTTGGTCAACCTGACCCTGCAAATCTAAAATAGTACCCTCGTATTGCACCCTGATTTTTGACACGTCCGGCATCGTGGCAATTAACGCGTCAATTTCGGCTTTTTTTGATTTATGTGCTTTTAGCAGTTGTTCTTGTAGTCTGCTAATTTGATCTGCGTTGTTCAACCCTTCAGTCTCCGAAATGGCCAATCGTCCACCAATCACGGATAGTTGATTTTCGAGGTCAGTTTGTCTACTTTTAATGCCTGCAACTATAGTCCGCAAGTCTTCAAACACCGCACTGTTTGGGTCTGAGTCTGGCTTTAAATAATGTACCATCATGTGCCATTTGTCGTGATTTCTCATATAGAGATCATAATGATCCTTACTCACAATAATAGTGTCGGCAGTTACTTTAGGCTTAGGACCCGACGTAATAACGTAGCTTTCAATTGTCTTTTTGGCGTTTGGCTTAAACCATCCTAAATAATATTTCAGTGAACGTTCAAGTCCCCCAATTGGGTCGGCAATGGTTAGGTCGTTTTCTTCGCTAGTGTTATAGCCAACAACTACAACAAAGTGACTGTTATATTCGACTGTTTTGGGACTAACATCAATGCCGATTATTACAGGATACCCATTATCAATGGCAGTCCTTATGTCAGAAAATTGTGCATCTGTTAACAGTGTGGGTGTAACCACCCTATTCTCTTTAATGTCACCAAATAAAAGATTTACACCGCCTGGCACATAGTCACCACCGTTAGCAAAACCTTTACCAACACTCAGAGTTTTTAGTTTATCGTTTAAAGTTTTAGGATCCACATCTTTGCCATAATATCGACACACCATAGCCCATGCTGTGACATAACACCCATAATTTGCCATGTTAAATGGAATCTTTGTGTTAAAACCCAAAAAAGAAGTTCCCCATCGCGAATCTTTTTGTGAAAACAGAACAGGTAGATTTATTTTTCCCATAACAATACCCTACCATATACGACTAGATCATTGGAACTGTCGTACCAAAAACGGCATACGTGACAATGAGTTGTGCGCCCAAATCAAATCCGGCATAATTTGCGTTGTTAGTGGGCGGAAATGAGGCTGCGTAGTCGTAATACTCACGCAATCCAAATTTACTAGTACTGCCTTTAGTTATATTTTGATTTGGGCTGTTTATAATAATATCGTTGGTAGTACCCACAACTAATGCCGACAATGAAATTTGACCATAAGTCGAACCAGCTACCAAATCATAGTCTGCCGTTGTAAAACCCGTGGTACTTGGTTGGCTTGTTGGACCAAACAAATAGACGCCACCACTACCTATATTATCTTGTTTTTCTTGGCAATATAGCCTTAACCTTGCACTTAAAATATATGCGTATGTAGGAATACTACTTGTATCTATAGGCAAAAGTGTCCGATAGATTTGATAGTTTCCACCGCTTCTTTCTGAGCGTACATATAACCTTGAAACATCAGTACCGTCCCCGTTTGTGTCATTGCGGCAATTGTCCCAGTTTGTGTCGTCGTTCTTAATATTCCCTACTCCGCCACCACTAGCGGTAATGGTTACGGATTTATAAATCATGATTAAGAGTTAAAGCCGTTAATATAGCCGTAATATACACCAACACTTACCCTATGGATAGAAAGACTGATCACCTTATTTGCTGCTGTTGGCAACGTAGGAATCGACCCATCACCCGTTAGCCATGTAATACCAGACCACCATGTTACTGTACGTGTTCCCGTTGCGTCTTGGATAAGATAGATTGTCAACATTTGTCCATCGACATCCCCTGTTGTCGCCAACGTTCTATTTCCTCCAAGTGTTAGAGTGCGGACATTGCCCTTAGTTTTACTACTAAAATCTAATGTCACCGTTGCTGCATCTGTTTCTGTACCAAAAACTTTTAAACCCAAAACTACATCACCCCTCAATGCGTTAAACACCGATGCCACTGCGTTTGTACCTGCTGTTACGTCTGCACTTGTTGCCATTTGTTTATACTATCATTTTTAAAATATAAAGCTTGTGACACATAGGTTAACCAATAGTTATTTGCCATCCTAAGGTTAACGTATCGCTGGCACTTTTGACTCTATTTATTGCCAACTTTGCAAATAGAGTACCTGAATCTACGGTGCCACTTGCGGCATCTCCAAACAACCCCGCTTCGCGAAGGGTTCCATTTGCATCGGGAGTACCGAAAAATGTTTGAAATGTCGCAACATTAGATGAATCTGAACGAACACTAACTAATTTTCTAAATAACTCAGTGGTTAACTTAGTATCGGCGTTGGCTGGTGCGACTGCACTTGTTCCCAGTGCGCAATATGTAATGATCCCCTTATTGTTTGTTTCATTTCCGCGTAAACCACTTGCCATAGCCGCCTTACCAACTGTAGTAATTAGATTTTTAATATGATCTATAGATTTAATTCTGCCTGTTTTTGCGTCTTGAAGTATAAGAGTACAAGCGCCCATAGGAATAACAATCCCTTGAAGTGGAATTATGATATTTTGACCGTTTTTTATATACTCTGGCTGCATAAATTTATTATAAACTAACCCCAACCAAAAAGATCCCAACGCGCACGAGTAATGGGGGTTGCCTGCAAACTATCGGTACACCATGTGAAATATGGACCACTGCTATCAATTGTTAAAATTTCCGTCAGACTATCGCTCAATAGTGAATCTTGAACACTTAAAAGTTCATCCACAACTTCGTCGCTGTCTAACTCAATCAAGTTTTTGTTTGCTTCTAACAGTTCTATTAAAAAACGAATAATACCCATAGTCTTCGAGCTGGCAACAGAAATATCGTATGTATATAGTCCCGCACCTAATGATTTAGAAACAACTCTTTGTACCAAGTAGTTGTCACTTATTCCGTAATTTGAAAGTGTGATATTTATATATTGACCCGAAATAAAACCAGCTGTGTAGGTAGAGAATCCCCCTTCGATAATGTTATTAGCATAATCTGTAAGTTCTGCGCTCGCACGATCTCGTGCAGCCTGTGTGGTTGAAATGCTTTTATCAAAAACTGCAAACTCTTTAACCCCACTATTTGTAATAGATGTCGTGTCTTCGACAGCAACAAGAATGGGGATGTCGTATTTATATGAAAGACTGAGGATGTCAGTCGTGGACAATACAGTCCCACTAATATCTTGTTCCAAAAATTTTTCTTGAAAATTCAAATACCAATTAGATCCGGAAATATCAATGTTTTTGATACCGATAGACTGACCAACTCCATTTACAGTCAAGGCCAAATTATGTGGTTTATCTGGTAATACAAACTTGCGCTTTTGTCCGTCCCCCTTCTCCGAATAAGTTGTGGTATCTGATAGTTTTGTCCCACCTCGAACATAGATCCGATTTTTCAGTTGCGACGCATCTTTGTTGATACGTAAACCATAATAATCATAACTACCAACAGTATCGTACACCTGGAATTCTCGACATCGATGTATATTGTTGAACCCACCCGTTCTGGCTCCAAAACCTGTATATATTCCCCCCAATGCTCTTGGTGTGCCGTTATATGTCAAAACTGTCGACCCCTCAATTTTTACAACAATAGTAAAACCTGTAACCTCTACCTGTAATGTTCTCCAAGTATTATTATCTAAATTTGCGAAAGCAACACTAGAAAGAAGCGTTCCATCAAACCATATTTGTATTACATCGTCGTGTTCATCCATCGCAACTAAAAACCCACCATACCCAGCCCCAGCATCTTCGGTTTGGGGTTCACTAGAACATCCCCACCATACCCAGTTAGCATCGGCACCACCAGAACTTACACCATTAAAAAACTCGCCATAAATAACAAAAGATTCTGCTAATTTCTTTTGATATGAAACCCTACCCCTCTGGTCATTTACGGTAGTTGTTAAAGCCACCCATGAATTTAAGACATCAAAACTGGCATCCTGTTGTAATACTCCAGTTGGAGCTGTAACCATTGAATCGTTTATTTGATAAGTGGTTTTTGTGGCTGTAATATTAAAAGGTGCCGCCGATTGTATCAGTGGAAAATAATGTACATCTTTTGAATAGTCGATGTACCAATTTCGCCCAGTTAAATCGCAAATGCGTCTCATTACTTGGCTTACCTGTAAATAATTGAAGCTAATTTGGTCAATTGTTACACCAGACACTACATTTGCCGTTGTTATTCCAGACCCTGGACAATATGTCGAAACAATATCTTGGATAATGGCTAAATCAGTCATGCTTGAATATGATTTGTGGACTAAATTTCTGTCCAATAGTCTCACATAGTCAATACAGCTCACGTCTATTTTTATGACCCCCTCGGATCTTTGCGACAATCCTACCGATAATATATAGCCACCGAATTGGCGCGTACCACTTGCATTAGTTATGACAATCTCTTGATCAGTACTTGGTATTCCATTTCCACTTCTATCCACCATAGAAAAACGACATACATTTTGTTTATCGTTTATCACATCCTCAATAACCACTGTTTTATCGAGTACGTCTGCGGTTCTGTCGATGCCGTTGATTGTTATGTCATATGCCATATTAGAATTTTACGTTTTGTTGTAATTTACGAATGATTCCATCGCCAATCTTCTCACCAATAATTGAAGCCCCCGCCTCGTCTGAAATTAATGCACCTTGCATGTCTATATTCAAACTAATCATACTTGGTCCAGAATTAAAACCTTGATTTCCAACCACAGAAGCGGCCATTTGTGGCGCACCAATATTTGGCATCATTATTAACCCAGATAAGGCACGGTTAACTTCTTGAACCCCATGTTGTACGATGTCAACAACGGATGGACTGTGTCGTTTGGTAAAATCTAACGAATCCTTTATTTTGTTTACTTTCTCTTTTATTTTCTCCCAGGCTTCCTCAAATGGTTTAGTCAAGTTATGAATCACTAGACCACCCCAACCTTTAATAAAATCTATCGCGCCACCAAATATTTTTTTAATGCCCTCCCACGCGTTTACCAACATTTCTTTTACAGCAATCCACGCTTTGCCCCAATCGCCAGCCAATAGTGCTAAACCTACTTTAAGTATTCCATACACAATAGCCCACGCAAATTGGACAACTCCCATTATGATCTCCCATACACCTTTAAACATTAAACTGAACCACTCCCAACGTTCGGAAACAAAAGAAACAACAGATTTAACGGCTGGCATAAGATAGTTTTGGAAGAAATTCACAATTTCCGTCACAACAGTGTTTATTGTTCCCGAGCTTCCTTGCATTTTACCCGCAAGTGACGAAAATACATCTGCAAGATGCATAATTGTGTTTTGTACAAACTCACTATTTACAAACTCTTTTATTGATTTAATTATATTTTGTATTGCGGGGACTGCGTCATTTTCTATAAATATAGTCAATTTTTCAACCCCATTTTTTATCATGTCGAATGCTCCAGAATCGACCAGTACATTTTTTAGGGCTATACGAACAGTGTCACCTAGTGTTGCCATTCTGCCGGTTAAAGATTTACTTTGTTCAT